GATTTAACAGGTGTTCAAACAAATGTTGGTGTGGTGTTTGAACATAACGCAAACACAAAGGCAACTAATAAAGATACAGATAAAGAATTAAACCCCACACATAACGCGCGCGTGCGCGAGAGTGCTCCGACCAGTGAACCGAACGGTACGCCGTTGCAGGTGGCGGAACCTGAATTTCCGGATGGCCTGAGTGAACCCATCGGGAAATTTCCGATGGCCGATGGCTGGCATCCGTCGCTGGATTTTCGACGACGGGCTGCGTTGTGGGGAGCGGCTTTGCCGGAACCGGAATTTACACCTGCTGAACTTGCCGCCTTCCGGGATTACTGGATGGCGGAGGGGAAAGTGTTCACACAGGTTCAGTGGGAGCAGAAACTCGCCCGTCACGTAAATCACGTCAGGGCGCAGGTTAAACCAGTCAGCAAGGGGGTGAACCATGCAGCAGCACCAGGTGGCACCGCATCACGGGCAGTTCAGGAAATTCGGGCAGCACGTGAGCAGTGGGAACGTGAAAACGGATTTATCAGCGACGGAAACAGCCTGGAAGCTGTGGGAACTCATGGGGGAGGTTTATTCGGACCGCTGGACCCGGAAGAACGGGGCCGCACCTTCGAAGCTCTGGATTGCACAGATTGGCGCGATGACTGAGCAGCAAATCCGGCAGGTCTGCCGCCAGTGCATGGACCGCTGCCGGGCGGGTGAAACATGGCCTCCTGACCTGGCTGAGTTTGTGGCACTGATTCCGGAAAGCGGGGCCAATCCATTCGGTCTGACGGTGGGGGCTGTGATGGAGGAGTACCGACGCTGGCGCAATGAGTCCTGGCGATACGACGGAAGCGATAAATACCCGTGGTCTCAGCCTGTGCTGTATCACATATGCCTCGAGATGCGTTCAAAGGGGATTGAACGCCAGATGACCGAAGGGGAGTTAAAACGGTTTGCAGAACGGCAACTGACGAAATGGTCAAAGCATGTTGGTATGGGCCTCAGCGTTCCGCCAGTCCGGCGACAACTGGCGGCCCCCAAACGCCCGTCGGGACCAACGCCAATTGAGTTGCTGAAACAGGAGTATGAACGCCGGAAAGCGGCTGGTTTTGTATGAATTGTGAAGGAGATTTTTCAGGAGGACTTGTGAAAAAAGTATTTACACAGGAAGAGCGGGAAAAAATTAAGAGGCAGGTTGTCGAACTCGTGCGACAGAGCGGGCGCGAGACGTTACGACAACTGGAAGCGAAAACAGGTGCGACAAGATATCTGCTGAGCGTTCTTGCCAGAGAGCTGGTTGCCAGTGGTGATGTATACAATTCAGGCTACGGATTATTCCCGTCTGAGCAGGCGCGTAAAGACTGGCAAAACGCCCGCAAAAAACTATCAAGGGAAAAGGTGAAAAAACCGGTTGTGGTTGATCCTGACCTTATCTGGTCATTACCAGACGGAGAAATACGCCGCTACGACAGGCGTCAGAACATAATCTGTTGCGAGTGCAGGAAGAGCGAAGTTATGCAGCGCGTGCTGGCGTTTTATCAGGGAAATTATCAGGGGGGCTGTGAGTAAAATTAGCTATCAGGCTTCAATTATCGCTGGCATTCGCATCAAAGGAGAGGAGCATGGAAATAAAACCAGAAGATGAGTTAAGTAATATTGTTTTATTTCCGGTAAAAGAGGATGACCCACGTAATCAGGTTAATTTTCTTTATGAGCCATCGGAAAGACCATATTGTCATCACGCCTCTGTCCGGGTTGACGAAAAAGAGCGTCAGGTCCGCTGTAAAATCTGCGGTGCAGTTGTGGAGCCATTTGACTGGATGCTCTCTGTGGCGAAAAGAGAAACCAGACTGGCAGATGATGTAAGGCTCTTGCGCCAGGAGGAACGGGAAAGGCGAAAAAATATAGAAAAGCTAATTCAGATTGAGCGTAACGCGAAAGCGCGGATACGCAGGGTGACAAAATCCAGAACTGAATAATTAAATTTAGCACTGTTAAAAATTTAATCCTTAACCGGAGGGATTTCTGCACCTTCAGAACAGCAGGAGGCCACCCGAAAGGGCGGTAGTGAAATGCGAAAGTTCAAAATAATTATTGAAACTGGAATAGCTGGTGGAGATTTTGAGGATGTATTCGAAGTGGACGATGACGCAACACCTGATGAAATTCATGACGAAGCAAAAGAAATTTTCTTTAACTACTGCAATTACTCATATCACGAAATAAAAGACGAAGAGGAAGAACAAAATGGCTGGTTTTGGTTCAACTAAATACAACGTCAGTTTTGAAGAATGGCATGAACTGTTAATGGATTATGCAGAGTTACGTGGTGGAAGTGCTGCTGATGCTGAAGCCTGGCGTGATGACTACGAAGCAGGAAAAACTCCGGTCGAAGCATATTGTGATGAGTGGGGCGATGAATGAGCGAGATTAATTATCAGGAAGGGCATGAAACGGCAGGGCAGGCAAAACCAGTTGCATGGCGATATCGCTACGTGAAAAAAGGCGTTACGGACTTTCAGGAGAAGATGTGGGTTGGTGACTGGAAATATGTACCGACAAAAGAGGATTGCAACGACAGGCCGAGCTATGAGATTCAGGCCTTATTCACTGCCCCGTCAGTCCCGGTGACATCAGAAGGACTGGTTAAAGCCGTGCGCTTTTATGAACAGGTAAAGCGTGAGAATCCACCAGTCGAAACAGGAGCATGGAAAGATGCTGTTGATTGGGTGCTCAAAGAGGCCTGCTGTGCTGTCATTCTGAGTAAAGCCGACAATCCACTGGCATCCAGTAATCAGGTTGGCGAATTAACAATGTGGGTTAAACGACTGGTCAGTCAACTGAAAAAAGCTCAGCCGGACTGCAAATTACCGGAGAAGGCGATGGATTACCTGAAACGAAATGGACTGATAAGCGCGGAGGATATTTTACGATGACCTGGCCTGAAGCATTCACAACGGCAGGAATTGCAATGGCGGAGGCGCTGGTGATGTATTCTATTTGCGGTTGGGGATAAATCGTTGAAAAAAGCTCCCGACACAAACATGAGTCGGGAGCTTTGATTTATATGGCTTACGAATCCGCCAGCAAGAGAGCGGGCGGACATTTTATTCTAACACCGGAATTCTGTGGGGACAAGTTTATAAGAAATCGGTTTCATAACTTTGTCCGCCATGATAAACACCTGCGATAAAGACTTTATTGTCATCAACGGCAAAAGCAATAATCGTTCTGTGGCGGAAATGAGTTACCCGCATCCCCTGGCGAATATCATCGCGTTTATTGCCCCGATGCGGAAATGCAGAAAACCCATCAAGATAATCAAGAAGCGCATTGGCATAATTGTCAGCAATGACGCCTCCTGCTTTCTCCGTTATATATCTGTGCAGGTTTATTATCTGCTGTTCGGCCTCGGGGGTAATGATGACTTCAAATGTCATGCAGACTACTTCCCGGATCTAATCGCGGCGCGAACCTGTGAAATGGAGCGTCCGTTGTTTGGGTTTTCGCGGATAGAATCAAGAGAGGGGGCGACTGAATGCGTTAACCACGCTTCGATTGCTTTATCGCGCTCATTCAGTGCGCGAAGCCCTTCACGAATGACCTCGCTTTCTGAAGCATAGGCACCGGAAGCCACACGGGAGCGCACCATGTCAGCCATCTCGTTAGTTAATGTAATACTGAATTGTTGGGTTGTACGCATGGTAAACCTCACGGAGTAGGATAGAACACCATTCGATGATAGCACGCTGCCTGTTGACGACAACAGAAATCAGAGACAATATTGCCTCCAGCCAGCCTGAACAACTGGCACCTGCTGCGCCAGCAGAGACAACGGATGGCGCACGATACCAGATTACACAATTCTGATAATCTCGCCGTCTTTGCCAGCAGGCACGGGCGGCATTCACACGCATTCAAATCTGACTGGTTCCGGCATGATCCATGTACTGAAGAACAGGCAGAGTGGCTAATTCAGAACTACCGCAGACGTGGTTACGAGTTTCAGAAAGACCTAAGTCTTGACCGCCTGTACTGGATCATCTCCGTCAGGCTCCCTTATTCCGAACGCCCACCGCGTCCATCCCGCACGTACCAGCAACGGATCTGGAGGTAACGTGAGGGTATTAGTGACACCTGAAATTGCTCACCGTCTGGGGATTGTACTTTTCAGACCCGGTCCTGATGCGATGCCTTTGTTTATGCAGGGGCGTGTGCTGGTGGAGCCTGAACCGAAAAGCATGCGCGGTCTGCCGTCCGGAGTCGTTCCTGCCGTTCGCCAGCCGTTGGCGGAAGATAAATCATTACTCCCATTTTTCAGCAATGAGCGTGTGATTCGTGCTGCCGGCGGCGCTGGTGCACTGTCTGACTGGCTGTTGCGTCATGTCAAATCCTGCCAGTGGCCTCATGGTGACTATCATCACAGTGAAACCGTCATACATCGTTACGGTACCGGAGCGATGGTGTTGTGCTGGCACTGCGACAACCAGCTGCGTGACCAGACATCCGAATCACTTGAGCAACTTGCTCAACAAAACCAGGCAGAATGGATGATTGACGTCATACGCCATGCAATGAACGGCACGCAGGAGCGGGAATTATCGCTGGCTGAATTATGCTGGTGGGCGGTGTGCAATCAGGTGACGGATGCACTACCCGAGACAGTATTGAGTCGTTCGATGGGATTACCTGCGGAAAAAATACGCTCTGTATACCGCGAAAGCGACATCATACCAGGAGAAAAGACCGCCACCAGCATACTGAAACAGCGCACAAAAAATCTTGTGCTGCCGACCCACCAGCAACAGAACCGACCACAGGAAAATAAGGTGGTCACCCTTACCGTTGATCCCGATTCTCCGGCTCAGTATCTCCGGCGCCAGAAACCACAACGGGAAGAGATGCCCGTATACACGCGCTGGGTAAAAACGCAGAAATGCATGACGTGTGGCAATCAGGCAGATGATCCGCATCACATCATTGGTCATGGACTGGGAGGGATGGGAACAAAGGCT